CGTTTTTTTAAAATGACATGAATGAAATCAAAGAAAAAGCTCTGGCCAAGTTGCTAGAAGAAATGAAGAAGGACCATGGACCAGCTGAGGATGCTATCCACAATTGGATTTGTGATCAAGAAGACGAAAAACTTTTTGAAGGAGTTTTGGCCAACAAGAAATCTATCAAAGAAGCCTTGAACTATTGCGCTAGCCAAGCTAAGAACTTTAAGTCAGGAACTTGTGCGATGGTAGATGACTCTACTGTATTTGGCTGGGTCTATAAGTATTTTACCGGCAAAACTAAAAAGGTCGAGGCTGTTCAAGCTACTGTTACGGTCGGTCAACGGCCTGAGAAACCGAAATCTAAAAAAGTCAAAAAACAGAAAAATGTTATTGACGGCCAGCTGGATTTGTTTGGGGAGTTAGCATGATAAAAAATCAAAAAATTATTGCTGGGCGTTTGAAACCTCCCCAAAAATTCTTTGACTGGTGCTATTCGCAGATCCCGACCATCAAATGGTCTAACAAATCTCAAACGATTCAGAGCGACCGGACAGGTTGCAGAGTAATTGAAAAAAGGTTGACAAAGTCGAGCAGATTAGATTTTTATGATAAATTCCATAGTTTCGCAATTGTTCTTGTGACGTGCAAGCGGATTGAAATCCAATCTTACGGATTCTGGTCGCGATACACAAATGGCAAGCAATCTATCAGGATGCAGCTAACAAACTTTGAGCAGATGAGTGACAATCAAGTCATACAACTGACTGAGAGATGCGGAGTCTACGCTCCTGGTCTTACTCCTAACTTCTCAGGTCAAGGGGCTTACTCAGGGACAGTATTCTTTGAAAATAATTGGGAGGAAAAGATTCGGGAGATTTCTGAATTGAAGTATTTAGAATTTCCTTCCGGATTACGCTATTACCATTTGCCACACATGTATAAATACCGTTCCGAAATCGAGTTCCTGCAGAAAATAAATGCCTGGAGAATGGCTACAGACCTTGCTTATGATGTTACTGAATATGACGGATGGCATGTGAGAAAAGCAGTTGATTGCCGTGTCGTAACAAAAAAATGGCTTCATGAAAATAAGCGATTTTTCAAAAATACCGACAGGTCCTTTAGAGATTACGAGCTAGAACGTCGCATCAAAGCACGAGGTGGCACGCTTATTCCTGGAATTGAAAAAGTCCTGACTTATCAAGATATCAACAAAATTCCAAAAGCTGCTAAAATGAACAGGTTCCAGAATTGGTTCTTAAAAAACAAAGTTAATTTTGATTACTATGTAGACTATATCAGCATGTTGAACGAGCTAAATGTATCTATCGATACTGACAATCTCATCATGCCAAAAGATTTGATCAAAGCGCATGACAATGCAGTTAAGTTGCTCATTCAGCACAAGAGTGAGATTGAGCAGCGCAAGTTCGAGAAGCGCCAGAAATCTTTGGCCAAATACGAGAAAGTGGTAGGCCAGTATCTCTTTAAACCAGCCTATAATTCCGGAGAATTGATTTTGGAAGGGAAGGCACTGTCACATTGTGTCGGCAGCGCTAGATACACTCAAGATCATGCAAACGGCAAAACAACAATCATATTCGTTAGGTCAAAAGATGAACCAGACAAACCGTTCTTTACTTTGGAATACAAGGATGGCCGAATCGTTCAAATTAGGGGAAAACATAATTTATCAGCTCCAGAAGAAATCCAGCAAGCTGCAGATAAATGGCTGTTAGAAATCAACAAAAATACAAAACACGCATAAAGGAGAAAAACAAATGCAAAACAAAATCGACATACCAGGAACAACCATTACACTTGAAATCGTGGACAAGACCATCACGATTACAAACAAAATTGAATATGATATGCAGATGCATTTTAGAAATGCGGACGCAGATACCTCTCTTGATGCAAGTGGCGACGTGTTTGAGCCTCTCTATTGGCTAGATATTAAGGCAACACCGAAAGTTCCGACAGAGTATCATACGAGCCTTGGGATCAAAAGAGAAAAGCGCCACTTGGCCGAGCTTCAGAAGTTCTTTGAATTCGTTGAAGATAACAAGCGCAATCTCTTTGACATTTGTGGTATTAAGGGAGAACTGCAATGAAATCTCTGACATTATCGTTAGACATTTCAACTACTGCGACAGGATGGGCCGTATTTCACGGCTCTGACCTTGTCCAGAGTGGTGCCTTGAAACATAAAAGCAAGTCGTTCTTTGAACGTGGGCGCTTCATGGCTAGTGAACTGCGAGCGATTCAATCGAGAGCGCTCCAGAAGTACGACTGCCATTTTGAGTCTATCGTGGTCGAGAAGAACTCGGTCATGGGACCAAATCAGCAATCAATGATCAGTATCGGAATTGTGACAGGCATCATTCTTGGACGGTTAATTGCTGACAATGTGTATTTTGTGAACGTGTCAACTTGGCGCAAGTATTGGAAGTTTAGTTATAAAGACCGTAGCAAGAAATCAATGAAGCTGCAGGCGGTTGCTAAAGTGTCCGAAACGTTCGACCTTAACGTCAAAGACGACGAAGCAGATGCAATCCTGATTGGTTCATATTTTGTAAACCATGGCCAAGAATTCGGAGACCTGGAAAGCCACAAGATAAGTTGAGAGGTAATAGTATGAGCTATACTGTCACATTATATTTTAAAGATAGGATAGACGAAACCCACTTTTTCAAAAAAGAAGGGGATGCTATCGAATGCAAGGCTCAGCTTGAGAACGCATATAAGAACAATCAGTCGTATCGAGTCAAGCTCGAAAGGGTGAAATGATGAGCATAAAGGAAGAACTACTCAAAGGTTACAAGCATTCGCTGGAGCTAGCGAACGAAAGAATTTGGGAGCTATCTGGACCAACGGTCAAATCGTCAGTGCATACTCGTTCAGCAGAGCGTGACTTTTGGAAGAAAAAAGCCAAATACTATGAAAGTAAGATAAAGGATTTGGAAGATGAAAATAGAAGAATTGATTAAAAAATACGAGTATTTGAACCATGACTGTTTCAGAAGGGTTGATACGTCTCAAGTTTTGAGAGACTTAAAACAACTAGACGAACCAGAAACAGGGCACGCAGACGAAGCGCCTCGCTATGTAAAAAACATACTGGCAAGATTACGGGAATTGCCATTGCACGACCGTGAAGTTTGGTTAAAGGTTATCATAAGTGAATTTAAGCAAGATTTCAGTCGTGCAAAATGGCGTGAGGGTTATGAGCAAGGAAAAATTGAGGGCATGGTTGAACGTGATAAAGTCACAATCCCGCAGTTTGTGGCGGAATATATCGAGAAGAGTAGATTGAAAGGCTGGGATTTACTGGCTTCAATGTGCTTTGTACTTAATGAAAAAAACAAAAAAACTACAAAGTGGCTCTATTTAGGCGAAAATAAAAATATATTCGCCCTTGCTTGGATTTACGGCTACACAGTCGAGAAAGAAAAAAAGTATAAGATTGTAATGCTTAATATTGCTTCGAGCGGAGGTGTTTTGACACGCATCAAACATGACGACAGCTGGATTTGGATTGATACACTCGGGACCATCGTCGAAGGGCGAACTCACACACGCAAAGAGCTAGAAGAAGCAGGTTTCGGGTGGGTATTCGATTGTCCAGGAATCAAGATCGAGGAGGTGAAAGATGAGTGACTTTCTGAAAGGTATTGGAGCAGTAACATTGATGTTATCAACAATTGCAGTCGTTCTCCTCACTATTTGCTGGCTTATTGAATGGTATTTTACATGGGTATTTTCAATTTTCCCAATCAAACCTTATTTAATACCGGTTTTGTTAGTACATTCTTTTCTTTTTGGAGGATTGGCATTTCTTGTAGGGATTTTAGTTGAACTAATCTGTAAAAGGAAATCTAAAAGATAAAATATAGGAGTAAACATGAAGCGATTTATAGCACTGTGGATTGTCTTGTCAGCTACTTTGAATATCTGGCAATGTGTCCACATTAAAAATCTTGAAAAAAAGCGCCCGATTGTAATCTACAAAGCAGATAACCGAGGCGCAGAAATCAAAGGCAGAGTCGTTCACAAGGAGAAAATTGGCGAACTCTACACGATCACAATACAGAACTACGGCATTTTCGTAGTGTCACAAGATAACTACGAATTTTTGAAAATTGGAGACGAGGTGAAGTTATGAGACCAAAATTTAGAGCTTATGATAGTGGCTCATTGAGTCGCATGTATCAACCAGACGAAGTGATGGTCTGTGATGGGAGAATTTGGATACAGGATGAAGATTCTGAGGGTAACGAATGGATTGTAAATAATGACCTTAACCTCATGCAATCAACAGGACTTTTTGATAAACATAACAAGGAAATTTTTGAGGGGGATATCTTAAAGAGCAATAAATACATAACTAGCGTATTTTATGAAAGAGGCGCTTATTGTGTGAAGTTCTGTCGGACTACAAATACTACGGTAACTATGAATGTGATAAGTTTTATCGAAAAGTATAAAACTAAAGTCATAGGAAACATCTACGAAAACAAGGGGATTTTGGAGGGCGACAAATGAGGCCTAAAAAATATCCATATTCAGGAAAAAAGCAAGAAACCCCGTCGCAATTATTTCCTGCACGACCAATTTTTAACGTGGCTCCAATTGTGGAGGAGGTCAAAGTTGAGCTCGGAGTTGAAGCTAATGTTGGACGTTCATATCCAGAAATGATAATACATCTAGATGTTTCTGGATACGGAAGTGAAGTGCATTCTACGCATATCTTTCCTGGTATCTTCCTGACTGTCGGTGAGTCAATTCAACTAAAGATGCTTTTCTATAAAAGGCTTAGAGAATTTACTACAGATCGTTTCTTGACCTTTAGGGAATCTGAATGGAAGTACTTTATCCGTGACCTGGTCAGCGAATTTGTGCATTAAAAAAGCCGAGGCATTCACTCTACCCCGACAACGTTTTCAATAATATTATTATATCATAAAGGAGATAGAGAGTGAAGGCAAAAGAGCTTTTGAGCGAGTTGCAGAACCTCGACATGGATATCCAGAGCAGAATAGACGAAATCAACGAACTTGAAGCTAGCCTGCTCTCAAGTCCTAAGTGGTCCGAGGTTAAAGTTAAAGGGGGGCAACCCAGGAAGATTGACGACGTCTATGCTCAACTCATAACCATGAAGGATGCAATCGAAAAGGACACGAATGCCATAATCAATCGGAAGATGGAGCTTGGTCGCATGATCAATAAATTGGCCAATCCTAAACATCGGACAATCTTGAGGATGACCTACATTAACAAAATGTACGTAGATGATATCTGCGACAGCCTTGGTGGTATCAGTTCGCCCACTTACTACAGATTAAAAAAACAAGCAATGAAAGAGCTTGACAGTATTCTTAGCGAATTGATAGTAAATGATAGTGATTGTACAGGCATGAAGTTTTAAAACTGATAAAATGGTAGTATCAAATGCTGCGGCAGATGATACTCCTTTATGAAAATTGAGGCTACGGCCTCTCTAGACGACGAGAAGGGTTCTGGCACTCTCTTCTAATTTGTTGCTCCCTTTTGAGAAGTGCCCTTGGTTCAATTCCAGGCGTCGTCATAAAGGCTACACAAAAATAAATAAGAAAAGGTAAGAATATAATATCGATTCTAATCGAGGTCAGTAGTCGCCTCATATCAAACCACTCTTTGAGTGGTTTTTATTTTGCCGAAAGGAGGTAGTCCATGAGTGGATAAATTAACCCCAAAACAAGAGCTATTTGTCCAAGGAATAATCTCTGGACTATCCCAAAGACAAGCGTATAGACAGGCTTATAAGGCTGATAAAATGAGCGACGAAGCAGTGGATGTGAAGGCTAGTAGGATTTTTAAAGAGGCTAAGGTTAGGCTAAGGTACCGCGAGTTGCTCAAACAGTTCTCTAACATGTCCTTATGGTCTAGAGAACAGGCTTTTAATGAGTATGAATGGCTCAAGAATAAGGCTAGGTCAAGTATCGAGAATGACGGTGTTAGGCAAGCCAATTCAAACGCTTTTCTTTCAGCTCTTGACGGCATGAATAACATGGCGTGGAAAGACTTTGAATTAACTGATGAGAAAATCAGACAAGAGATTGAATTACTCAAGCTCAAGATCGAGAAGAATCAAGATTCCAAGTCTGATACTACTCTCATGGAAGCTCTGTTGAATGCCGTGAAGGGTGGTGATGAGGTTGAAGATTGATTTTTCAAACAAACAACTCAACATCATTCGTAGACCATTCAACTATGAGCTTGAAGTCAACGAGGGCACGCCTCGAAGCGGTAAAACAACCGCTGGTCATTTCAGATATGCAAGATATTTGATTGAGTCGCCAGACGAGAACCATTTGATAGCTGCATACAACCAAGAGCAAGCCTACCGTCTATTCATTGATGGTGACGGTACAGGTCTAATGCATATCTTCGACGGTAATTGCAAAATCAAGCATGACGAGCACGGAGATCACCTCTTAATTGATACACCAAACGGCACTAAGCGTGTTTACTACAAAGGTGGAGGTAAAGCTAATAGCGTTGGGGCTATCACTGGTATGTCGCTAGGCTCGGTAGTCTTTTGTGAAATCAATCTGCTGAACATGGACTTTATCCAGGAGGCATTCAGACGGACGTGGGCTGCTAAACTCAGATATCATCTAGCTGATCTAAACCCTCCAGCGCCTCAGCATCCTGTTATCAAGGATGTATTTGACGTTCAAAACACACGCTGGACCCATTGGACCATGGATGACAATCCGATTCTATCCGACGAGCGTAAGCAGTCTATTATTCAATCGCTGAAGAAAAACCCTTACCTCTACAAGAGAGACGTGCTCGGTCAACGTGTAATGCCTCAGGGCGTTATATACGGCCTATTTGACCTCGAGAAGAACATTAAGGATAGTTTGGTAGGCGAACCTATGGAAATGTATTTCAACGGCGATGGTGGGCAATCTGACGCCACCTCGATGTCTTGTAATATCATTACTAAGCACAGAGAGGACGGAAAGACTTTCTTTAGGCTTAATCGTGTGGCTCATTACTACCATAGTGGTGCTGAAACTGGGCAAGTCAAAGCTATGTCTACCTATGCAGTCGAGCTTCGAGCGTTCATTCAGTGGTGTGTTAGCAAGTATCAGATGCGCTATACCGATGTCTGGATTGACCCAGCGTGTAGATCCTTACGAGAGGAATTACACAAGCTAGGAATTCAAACAAGAGGAGCCTTGAATAATGCGCACGATGTTAGCAGCAAGGCGAAAGGCATTGAGGTAGGTATTGAGCGTGGTCAAAACATTATCTCTTCAGGGCAGTTCTTGCTTATCAACCACTCTGAGGAAGAGTATGACCATTACTATTTCTTGAAAGAGATTGGCCTTTATAGTCGAGATGATAACGGGCGACCGATTGACAAAGACAACCACGCAATGGACGAGTTCAGATATAGCGTCAATGCCTTTTACAAGAAATACGCTAATTTTTAACAGGAGCATAGCATAGAATGGGAATTATACAAACCATTAAAAATCTAATAAAAAGGAGTCAATACAGAATGACGACAGAAAGTCTGGCAAGTATCACAGACCATCCTAAAATCGCAGTAACAAGTGCAGAGTATCGGCGGATTAACGAGAATCTAAGATACTATCAAAGCAACGCTGGAAAGGTCACTTACACGAATACAGACGGCATGACGAAACAGAGAGAAATGACTGTTTTGCCAATCGCTCGGACCGCTTCCAAGAAGATTGCTAGTCTGGTCTTTAATGAGCAGGCCTCAATTAAATTGGACGACGAACAAGCAAATAAATTCGTTCAAGAGACATTGAAAAACGACCGCTTCAACAAGAACTTTGAGCGCTATCTTGAGAGTTGCTTGGCTCTTGGTGGTCTTGCTATGAGGCCCTATGTGGACGGTGGACGAGTGCGAGTTTCATTCGTACAAGCGCCTGTCTTTTTGCCACTCCAAAGCAACTCCCAGGACATTTCAAGCGCTGCTATTGTTACCAAAACGATTAAAGCTTCAGGTCAGAAGAACATCTACTACACGTTGATTGAGTTCCACGAGTGGTCAAGCGACGGGAAGTACATCATCACTAACGAACTATACAGGTCTGAAAGCTCTGAACAAATAGGTGGACGTGTGCCCCTTGCTGAAGTCTACGAGGATCTAGAAGAACAAGTCGAACTAAACGGTCTAACAAGACCGCTTTTTTCATACCTGAAACCTCCAGGAATGAACAACAAGGACATCAATAGTCCTTTGGGTTTGTCTATCTTTGACAATGCAAAGAGCACGATTGATTTCATTAATACGACCTATGACGAGTTCAAGTGGGAAGTCAAGATGGGCCAACGCAGAGTGGCAGTTCCTGAAAACCTTACAGAGACTCGAGTAGTTAATAAAGACGGAGACGTCCAGCTTGTCAAGCGCTTTGATACAGAGCAGAACGTCTACTTACGCTTATCCACTAGCGACATGGATGGTGGAAGCATCACAGACTTGACTACTGCAATCAGAGCAGATGATTACATCAAGACCATTAACGAAGGCTTGAGCCTATTTGAAATGCTTTTAGGTGTATCAGCTGGGATGTTTACATTTGACGGCCAGAGCTTGAAGACTGCGACCGAGGTCGTTTCTGAGAACTCTGATACATACCAAATGAGAAACAGTATTGTCAGCTTGGTCGAGCAATCTTTGAAAGAGCTCATCATCTCAATCTGTGAGCTTGGTAGCCTTTATGGATTGTATAGCGGGCAAATTCCTCAGATGGAGAAGATTTCAATTAACCTTGACGATGGTGTCTTTACTGACAAGAACAATGAGCTTGACTATTGGACCAAGGCTTTGGCCAGTGGCATTGTCAGCAAGGCTCACGCTATCCAGAAGGCATTCAATATGTCAGAAACTGATGCTAAGAATATGATTCAAGCCATCAACCAGGAGACGATAGACACGGCGAATAGTCAGCGAAGTCAACAAGACATTGATATTTACGGGGAGTGATTAAATGAACCTAATTTCAAGGATTTTCTGGTTAGCTCCAAACCCTGCCAAGTTATTTATGAAAAGCTCAAGACCAAGGCTAGAGAGGATGCTAAATGAAAGGAAACAAGAGACCACCGATTCAGTTCAATGACGAGCAACTGCTGCTTCAAGCGAGCAATGTCGCAGACATCTATCATCAGTTAGCCTTGGATTTGTTTGACAATGTGGTCGAACGTGTGACCGAACGTGGCACAGTATACCTTGACAAACAACCTTATATCTGGCAACTCGAGAAGATGCAGCAGATGCACATGCTGAACGAGGAGAACCTAAAAATAATCTCTGAGCGTTCAGGTGTGGCTGAAGAGCAACTGCGACACATTGTCGAGAATGAAGGCTTGAAGCTCTACACGGACACGAAGCAACAACTCATGGAAGATTTAGGCCGTGGATCATTAGGAAGTAATAATTACATTCAAGAAATTCTTGCTGATTATGCCAACCAAGCGATTGACGAGCTACACAATCTAATCAACACAACGCTTCCTAAGGCTGTTATAGGCGCTTATCAAGGTATTGTTGAGCAATCTGTCGCTAGAGTTGTTACTGGCCTGTCTACGGCTGATAAGGCTATCTCTGACACGGTCATGAAGTGGCAAGAGAAAGGGTTCCAAGGCTTCCAAGATAGCGCTGGGCGTAATTGGAAGATAGACAACTACGCTAGGACTGTTATCAAGACTACAACCTATCGAACTTTTCGAGAAATGCGAACAAGACCAGCTGAAGAGCTGGGCATTGATACTTTTTATTTTTCAAAGAAAGCATCAGCGAGAGAGATGTGTGCGCCTTTGCAACACCAGATAGTCACGACTGGTCACGCTAGAACCGAGCATGGCGAGAAGATTCTTGCTTTGTCAGACTACGGTTATGGAAAACCTGGAGGATGTCTTGGTATTAACTGCGGTCACATGCTGACACCGTTCATTCCAGGAGCCAATTACAAACCCGATTTAGGCGAGGATGTGGCAGAGGTTAGCCCAGAGCAAGCGGAAGAAAATGCCAACGCAGAAGCTAAGCAGAGAGCGCTAGAACGGTCTATCAGAGCGAACAAGGAAAAACTCCACGTCGCTGAGAAGTTGGGCGATGATGACCTAATAGACAAGTACAAGGCGAAAGTAAGAACTCAAAACGCTGCCTTGAAAGATTACATCGATAAGCACCCATTTCTAAAACGGGATGAGGAAAGAGAAAGAACTTTCTCTAAATCAAATAAATAGACAAACCTTGACTTTATCCGCAGTCGGTAAAGAACGGAAGATAATACCTAATTTTAGGAGGACAGAAGAATGGCGGAAGACATTCAAACACAAGCTGACCAGTCAGCAAATACTGGAGAAACCACAGAGTCACAAACTCAAGAGCAACCTATCAAGACATTCACTCAGGACGAAGTGACTGGTCTTGTCGCTAAAGAAGCCAAGAAAGCGCAAGAGAAAATCTTCAAAAGCCTAGGATTTGATGATGTCAAAAGTGCTAAAGAAGGGCTTCAGCAACTCAAAGAGTGGAAAGACTCACAAAAGAGCGAGGCTGAGAAACAGTCAGAAGCGCTTGCTGCTAAAGAGAAAGAGCTAGAAGCTGCTTTATCAAGTCAACGACTTCTTGAAGCTAAACTGTCAGCTCTGACTTTGGGAGTGAATGCTGAGTCTGTGGACGACGTCATCACTCTTTCAAATCGCTTGGTATCCGATGATGTGTCTATTGAAGATGCTATCGGCCAAGTATTGCAGAAATACCCTCAATTTGGTCGCACAGAGCAACCAGAGGAGAAGAAACCGACATTTTCAGCTGGAGGAAATCCAACGGCTGGAACGAACCAAGAAGACGCCTTTCTAAAGGCTCTAGGATTAAATAACTAATAGGAGAATGATCAATGACAATTAACTACATCACTAAACATGAGGGCACTTTTGAAAAGAAATTGATGCAAGGTGCACTTACTAACATTTTGGAAACACCACAAGTAAACTGGTTAGGCGCTAAATCGTTTGAATTGCCTACAATTTCAGTTACTGGCTACAAGGCGCACACACGATCTAAAGGCTACAACGCTGGTACAGTTTCAACTGACAAGAAAGTTTATACACTTGGATTCGACCGTGACGTTGAGTTCTTTGTGGATTCTGCAGACGTTGACGAAACAAACCAAGAATTATCAGCTGCTAACGTATCTAACACATTCATCACTGAGCACGCAACTCCAGAAGTTGACGCTTACCGTTTCTCTAAACTTGCAACAGAAGCTATCACAGGTACACACTTCAAGTCTGAAGCTGACTTGTCAGAAGTGAATATCTACTCACGCTTGAAGGCTGCCCTTTTGCCAGTTCGTAAATATGGTGCTCAGAACATCGTGGTTTATGTTTCTAGCGAAGTAATGGACTTCTTGGAACGTTCTAAAGAGTTCACACGCTCTATCGCTACTACATCACCTCAAGGCATCGACACTCGTGTCACTTCACTTGATGGAGTTCAGCTTATCGAAGTTTGGGACGATGCACGCTTCAAGACTAAATTTGATTTCACTACTGGATTTGTTAAGGCTGCAGACGGTAAAGATATTAACTTCTTGATCGTTGCTAAGCCAGCAGTAATCGCTAAGGCTAAATTCAACTCTATCTATCTTTTCGCACCTGGTCAACATACAGAAGGCGATGGATACTTGTATCAAAACCGTTTGTACCACGACCTCTTTGTCCTAGAGACTAAGAAAGACGGTGTCTACGTTTCTCACAAAGCCTAGAAAAGGGGGGTAATCCATGAAGAAATACGAAAAAGCAAACCAAGTCTACACAGTCCAAGAAGGGAGCTTGCTTGAAGCGCAGTTAGTCGCTGATGGTTTTGAAGAAGTGGTTGACGAGGCAGAGCTCAAAGAGCTACTTGCCACTCATCAACTAGCAGACCTTACTTTGGTTGAGCTGAAAGCTCTTGCTAAAGAACGAGGGCTCGAAGGCTACTCAAACAAAACAAAAGACGAGCTTTTGGAGGTATTGAATGGCTAAGTATCAGGCGAAGCTAAACGTTTATCTAACTAAGTCTGACCGTCACTTTGATAAAGGTCAGGTATATGACCTGGATAAAAACGAAGCGCAGGAAATCAATGCACTAGTTGATTGTTTAGAACTCGTTGAGGATCTTGACGAGGAGTTAGTTGAGGTGGAGACATCCGCCTTGTAAGGAGGTGATTAGATGTCTTACTTGACTAAAGAAGAGTTCACTGAACTCGGTTTTGAGTGCGAGGGCGACTTTTACAAACTTTTAAAACGTGCGAAGCTCGCAATCGACGCTTATACAAGGGATTTCTATTTCTTGAATAGCTTTGAAAGCGACAACGAAGCACGAAAGAGGGCGGTCAAGCTCGCTATGGCTTATCAGATAGCTTATTTAGACAGTTCAGGAGTCATGACGGCAGAAGATAAGCAGTCTATTGCTAGTATGTCAGTCGGACGGACGTCAGTTAGCTATCGCACAGGCTCACAGAATGGCTCAGGCTCGCTTTCAGTGGCTGAGCGGTACAATTTATCCAAGGACACAGAAAACTGGCTCAGAATGGCTGGATTTGGCTTTATGAGGGTTGATTATGATAGATAAAAGAATGTTACCTGATTCCGTGACTATCAAGAAGTCAATCGGAGAAGATGATTGGGGGAAAGAGGCTTACTCTGAACCCCTTTTATTATCTCCTTGTAAGTTCGATAGATCCTTTTCTCATTCTGGAACAGGGAACCATCGTAGTGAGTACAATTCCTCAACCGTGATTGTGTATCACAAGTACTGCCCTGTGTCGCTCGATAAGAGCTACATCGGTGGCATTGTCGAAGAGGACGGAGTCAGCTACGTTGTAAAAGACATCATCCCACAGTATCATCCGTTGACAAGTAGGCTTTTAGCTTATGAAATCGAGGTGATCTAATGGGCGGTGTAAGTGTCAAGATTGACTTAAAAGGTGTTGAAAAGAAAGTATCTCCAGAGAATTTCGCAAAAGGAAAATTAGCTATCGCTAACCAAATGCTATTGGACATGGATCCATTCGTTCCAAAAAGAAAAGGGATACTGAGAGCTAGTGGACACGTTCGACAAGACGCAGTAATTTATGTCGCACCTTACGCAAGATTGCTATATTATGGCAAGAAGCGAAAGGGTTTCTTTTCAGAAAAGCAAAGGAAGTTCTTCTTTGCGAATAAAGATAAGTTGCTGAGTCAAAAGCCAACGCCTGGGACTGGTCCAAGATGGGATAAAAAAGCCGCTGCTTTACACTCTAAGAAGTGGGTAGAGGTAGGAGCAAAAGCAATGGGAGTTAAATGATGCACGAAAATGACTTTTCAGAAGTATTATTAGAGTATATCAAAGGCGTCCAATCTCAAATTCCCTCTAAGCACGGCTATTTAGACGAACATGAGGGACTGGTAATCTATCCGTTACCTGGAGGAAATGTGGTAGACGAGGACATGGCAGGGACACAGATTGTAGACCTTCCATTTGAGATTGCGATCAAGTCAAAAGACCAGAAACTAATTGATAATACTCTATGGCAGATTAACACTGCCTTATCAAAAATTGGTTTGGAATTACCAAGTCAGAACAATTCATATAACTATTTAGGCCTTGAAGTCAAGAAACCGTATTTGAACGAGTTGGACGAGCAAGGCTTTTACACTTATTTGCTGGATGTAACAGCAAATCTTGAAATCGAAAGGAAAGAATAAATGGCAAAGAACAAAAACGCACTACGGAAACATTACATTGGCCCATACAAAGAAGCGACTCCAGACACTCCACCAACGGCTGAAGAGTATCTTTGGCTTGCTAAAGGCTTGAAGACATCCTCACCAGAAAACGACGAAGAAACAGATGACTCTGCATACTTCGACGGTGATGGAACCAAGGAAGAAATGGTTATTTCTAAGCGTCGTGGCCGTACATTTGAAGGCCACCGTGATTACTCAGACAAAGCGCAGAACTTTGTAGCAGACAAAGAAGATGAGGTCGGTGATGATCTCATTGTTTGGTATAAGGAAGTTTCGTCTGATAAAAAAACTCAAAAAGAGGGATTGGCCCGTCTTTCTGAAATTGAAATTGGAGACGGTGAAGCGTCTGAACTTGAAACAATCAAATTCAAGATTGCTTGGATTCGCAAACCTAAGAAATCAACTGTAGTACCAGGATAATCTAAAGGCGTGATAATTCACGCCTTTTTATTTTTGAAAAAAGGAGAAAAACAATGGTCGTAATTAAAAAATTAAGTAATATCATCCCTGTTGATTTCGGGGAGTTTCAGCTTGAATATGTAGCAAATGATGAAAATATCAAACGGATGAAAACGATTGGTCAAAACCTTGAAAAACGTGCTAAAAAACTAGAAAAAACTGATGATGAGTCAGCTTTCAAAGAAGCCTACAAAGCATCTAAAAATAGTTGGACAGAGTTGTTTGATGAAGAAGCCTTTGACAAGGTCTATAAATTCTCAGGCGAAACCACAACGGATACAATCTATTATCTAATCCAAGCAATCCGTGGGATTGTTACTGAATTCGAGAATCGTCATTCTGAAAAAGCTATCAAGAAATATTTAGAGGGTTAATTATGCTAGATCTATCACGAAAATTGACAGATGAGTTGGTTATTGGTGATAAGGTCTACTCTCTCAATATGTCCTTCGATAATATCATTAGACTCTTTGAAATGTGGTGTGATGAAGAAATCCCAGAAAACGTCAAACCTTTTTTTGCTCTAAAAATGCTTACTGGAGACGGATTTGGCTCATTATCAATCGAAGATGCCATGGATGTCTTTCAACAGATTTTCGAGGAGCACATCCAGTTAAAATCACTTAAAGATGTATCGGTTGAGTACGACCTCGCAGGAAATGTGATGAAACAAGAACCTTCTACCAAAAGTAATGAACCGCCTGTATATGATATCTCACTGGATGGCGATTTCATCTATGCGAGTTTCATGCAAGCATACGGAATTGATTTGCTTGAAGAAAGAGGGAAGTTGCATTGGAAAAAGTTTAATGCCCTGTTATCAGGATTGCCAGAAGGCACTAAATTCGTTGAAGTCATCAAAATCAGGAAGTACAAGCCACGAAAAGGCGACTCTCAGGCTTACATCGATGAAATGATGAAGTTGAAGAAAGAATATGCTTTGCCTGATTCTGGCGAGTACGATGATGAAGATGATGATTATGATTACGACATGGAATAGAAAGGAGGTAGCAAAATGGCAGATGGTAAGGTCGTCATTCAAGTAGATATGGATGGCGACAAAGCTCAATCAGGAGTCGCACGGTTAAAGGGCATGGTCGGAGGACTGTCCGAAAGCGGAGAGCGATTAGGCTCAGTGTTTAAGTCAGTGCTAGGCGCTAATATCGTAAGTGGTGCGCTTATTTCAGGGATTCAGTCTTTGGGCAGTGCTGTCAAAGGTGTATTTTCTACAGCTTTAGACGAAGGAGCCAAGCTCCAGCAATCATTCGGTGGTATTGATACGCTCTACAAAGGAGCAGAAGACACCATGAAGCAATATGCTACTGCTGCGGCTGCTGCTGGTATCTCTGCTAACACATACGCAGAGCAGGCAGTTTCTTTTGGTGCCAGCTTAAAAAAGGCGCTTGGTGGTGATGCCGTGAAGGCTGCAGAATCAGCCAACAAGGCAATCATGGCTATGGCCGATAACTCGGCTAAAATGGGTACTGACATCGGTTCAATCCAAATGGCTTATCAAGGATTTGCCAAGGGGAATTACACCATGCTGGATAACTTGAAACTCGGTAGAAAAACCATAGCCGAGTATAAACCTAGTGAAAACGGTGAAACTCTAGCAGTTGCCTAGACAATACCGTGCTAAGCAAGATTTATTCTTGAAAGTGTAACGACTATCGAAACAGAAAGAGCATCCGAAAGGGTGCTTTTTTAATGGAGTAGAGTAGGCTCAAGCGAGCCGAAGCGCTAGGATGTATTTAATACATAAGAGATAGTCTAATCTCTATGGTGACATAGAGCAGTCTAAAAAGACGGTCATAATTTAGCGAATTATGGCGAATATGTACCGTGTATGGTGGTACTCAACAAGAAATGCAACGACTTCTCAATGATGCTAGCAAGCTTGAAGGTGCAATGGGCAAGAAGTTCAACATCAATAACTTTGCAGATATCGTAGAGGCTATCGATCTTGTCCAAAAAGACTTGGGAGTGGCTGGAGTTGCTGCAAAAGAGGCTGAAACTACTTTCAGTGGTTCATTTGCTGCAATGAAGGCATCAGCCTCCAACTTTTTAGCCAATCTTTCGCTTGGTGAGGATATCGGTCCCGCTTTAAAGACTCTAATATCTAGCACCTCAACATTCCTTTTAGGCAATTTCGTGCCAATGGTAGGAAATATCATGCGTCAGCTTCCTAATGCGATTGAAGTAGCAATGGCAGAGGCTGGTCCTAAGATTGAAGAAGGATTTAAGTCCTTGTTCACGTCGATAGGAGTTGACGAGGGTGTATTTGATTCATTTAAGGACACTTTTCGAGATGTTGTCGTGACAATCCAGTCACTCTTTGAAGAATTGACAAGCGAATCCAATGGCTTTGGCAATGTTATTCAAGGGGTTGGGAATGTCATTCAAACAGTTAACGTCATCATCCAGAATATGGCTATGGCCTTTCAATTCGCACTAGAGGCATTCTCTGAAACAGGAGCAATCAAGAACGCTTATCAAGCTTTTAAAGACTTGACGGATGCAGCTTTAGATCTTGCGACTAAATTGGGAGATGCAATTCCTTGGGATATCGTAGGCGCAGCCGCTGGTCAGGTTGTAAATGCTATTTCAGTGATTGTAAGTTGGATTTCAAAATTAACTCAATCAATTAGTGCGGACGTTTGGAAGGGGCTGATAACAGGTGTTGGAGGGGCAATCCTAGCATTTAAAGGCTTTAACTTCCTAAAAAGTTTCAATCCGTTTGGCTTATTTGCTAAAGGTGCAAAAGAAGGAGCAGACGAAGTCGTAAAAGGCGCAACCAAATCTAAAAGCCTTGTATCGCAGATTTTCAGTGGTTTATCTAACGTTATTAAATCATCAGGAACGGCAATCAAAACGGCTGCTACTGGTATTGGCCAAGGTATCAAAATAGCCCTCTCTGGATTAGCGCCAGTTATTAAAGCCTTTGGCGCTGCATTGAAAACTGCAGGGATGGGCAATATCCTAGCGCTTGGCGGAGCAGTTGCTATTGCAGCGGTCGGTATTGGTGCTGGTATTGCTATTATTGCTGCAGGCTTAAGTCTCATTGCTAGTCAAGGTGAAGGTGTCGCTACAATCATTAACGCAGTTGGCCAGGCATTTGCTACTGTCGCTACTGCAATCATCAGCACATTTGCTCAGGCTATCGTCACAGTTTCAGGAGTTCTTCCAAATGTAACAAGTGCCTTAGCTCAACTCTCTCCTCTTGTCGTTGCATTTGGTGAAGCTATGGGAGCAGCAGCACCATTCATTACTGCCTTGGGAGAAGCCATTTCAGGAATTGCCACGGCAGTGACTCCGATTGTTGAGATTATAAGTAATGCGTTCGTCTCAGTATCTCAAATTATTGCTGACGCTATCGTTCAAATCGTTGAAGCGATTGCTCCGTTTGCTCCAGCTATAACTGAAATGGTAGTTGCGATTGCTCCGTCAATTGCAGATATTGTTTCATCATTTAGCGATATGTTCTCTCAGATTAGTCCTATCATTGACAGTTTGACAAATTTGCTAAAAACGTTTGGCGAACAAGTCAGCTCAATCTTAGAGAGCGCTGGTAGTGTAGTTGAGTCTTTTGGCTCAGCTATTCGTAATGTGCTTGACGGTGTAGCGGGTATCTTTGACAGTATCGGTAACGCTTCACTAAATGCAGGTCAAGGCTTCAAGGCTTTAGCAGAGGGTGTGGTAATGATTACCAACACAAATCTTGGTGATATGGTTTCTTCTTTAGGGGCGGTCGCTTTAGGTGTTGGTAAAATAGCAGGGTATGGCTCTGATTTGTCTGCGGTAGGAAGTGGCATGACTATCCTCAGTAACGGAATGATGATGTTTGCTCAATCTTCCATGTTGGCAACTACTGCATTGTCAACATTCCCTAGTTTGATTTCTAACTTGTCAGCTGTGGCAGGAAGTGCACCGACTTCGTTCCTTATTTTGGCGACATCAGTTAAAACAGCTGGCACATTGATGGCTACAAGTATGCAAGCGAGCATGGCTCAAGTTCTTATCGCCGTGAACAACGGCATGATTTCAATCGTGCAAAGCGTCCGCAATAATGCAAGCCAGATGGTTGAAGTTTGGAGAGTGTCTGGACAGCAACTTGTTAGCGCTACTCAAGGTTTTGTGAATTCAGCAAACAATACTCTTTCTCAAATCGGACGAGGAGTCAACCTTTATTCTAACGGTTCAGCCCTCATGGCTGGTTTGAAATCTGGTATCGACTCAGGCTGGTCTCAGATTACTTCTAGCGTGTCAAATATGGCACAATGGATCAAAGACCACAAAGGTCCTGTTTCGTACGACAGAAGATTGTTAATTGAGAACGGTTCAGCCCTCATGGCCGGTCTTAATCAAGGTATTCAGGCTGGTTGGAGAAATGTCATGGATAATATTTCTGGAATGGCAGGAACTATCCAGGATGTAATTAACGATGACTATTCGAATATCGGATGGCAAATCGGTCTAGGAATTTCAGATGGTCTTGAATCATCAATGAACGGTGTTACATCTCATTTAGATGCAATCCGTGACCATGTCAACGATTTTAGCTTGAAATCGAAGAATCTTTTGACCGGTGCTACTGCTACGATGTCAAGCCAATTGAAGGTTGAGACGTTGAGGGGCAAGACGCCAATCGATGAAACATCTAGCAGACAAGAAGCCTATATTGCTCATTCAACAAGTCTACTGTCAGATGTGATTGATAGCTTATCAGAATTGAGAGAGCAAGTAGCACAAGGTCAGACAATGGTTTTGGATACTGGAGCACTCATTGGTGGTACCGCTTATGCTTACGATGAAGCAGTAGGGAATATTCAAACATTGAAAGGACGGCATCGATTATGATTACTCAAATTAAGGAATATATCCAGTTCGGTGATTTTAATAGCAAAGATGCCGGTTGGTATCTTCAAAGTAGGGATGCTCCTACTCCTGATAAAAAGGAGATTGTGGAGCAAATCCCTTATCTACAAGGTGTTTTAGACTTCTCTGATGCTCTTGGAGAAGTCTTCTTTGATAGACGAGAAATCACTTATGAATTTAAGTTACCAAACAAGGATTACCCTGATAGAAAAGTAGCTGAACGGTTCATCAAATCAAGTATGACAACTAAATCAGAAAGTCAGCTATTTGACACTCACGATAGGCGATATTATTGGTTTGGAAAGGTCAAGAGTATCAAAGTAACAGATGTACCTTTGAAAAAACATTTGATTGCTACAATTGTGTTCATTTGCTATCCATTCGCATTTCATGTTGATAATTACTTCGACGATGTCTGGGATACATTCGACTTCGAGAACGATTTTTCAAATTGGACCAAGTGGGATATTGACAGCCGAGAAGAAATTTACTTTGTGAATGGCGGTGATACTTCTGTTAGTCCGACAGTCATCTGCAGCAGTGACATTACATTGATTGATAAAAAAGGTAAAACTTATAAATTTCAAAAAGGTGAGAATAATGACTTTGTTTTATCTATTAAACCAGGTATTAACCGTTTTACTGCCAAAGGAAATGGGACAATTTCATTAAGATTCAATGCAGAGGTGATGGCATGAGTAGTAGAGGAGGTTTTGAGGTATATTTTTGGAACTCTTTTCGAGAAATGTTATCGGATACCGATTTTACTAAAAAGAAGGTTGTTCATAGCCCGTATTCTCGACAAGGTAATAAAATCCTTTCAGGATCTATCAAGCAAGCGCAGAATGCAATCAATGAGTTCACTTTCGTTATTCCGATGCAAAATAATTTGTATCAAAAACTCACCCCTTTCCAATCGATTATCCAGGTCGTGAATTTATATGACGAGGAAGTCGAATTTGAGGGTAGGGTTCTGAGCGTTTCAAATAAAATGACGAGTACAGGATTTGTTCAAGAGATTGTTTGTGAAGATTTCTTATCATTTCTGCACGACAGCACACAACAATATCAAAAACTAAAAAACTTTGGCGCTGAAGCATACTTGAGAGAAATCTTGAATCAGCACAATGCGCAAGTGGAAGATTACAAGCGAATCCATCTTGGAACTGTCACGGTCAAGAGTTTGACAGACAAACCTTGGCGCTATCTTGGATATGAATCAACCTGGGATACAATCAGAGACCGAATTATATCTAATATAGGCGGATATTTGACTTTAAGACGAGAAAAATCTGGGTTCTATTTGGATTGGACATCTTCTGTTGGGACAAATCAAGAATCTCCTATCCAGCTAGGCAGAAACATCAAGTCTGCATCTCGTGAAATTTCATTTGACGGGATTGCCACTCAAATCATGCCGATTGGAGCAGATGAGAAGAATAGTCAAAATCGAAGCAGTAATAACAAGGAAGAGCAAGGTCCCGATGTCACCAGGAAACAAATCGATATCTCATCGGTCAACGGTGGCAGGATATGGCTTGAAGATGCTGAACTTGTAGCCAAGTTTGGTGTTATCAGAAAGCCTGTTATTTGGACGGAAATTGATAATCCTCAAGTCTTAAAAAATAGAGGACTTCAGTATCTAAAAAATCAGAAAATCGCATTGGCCAAGTGGACGGTTTCAGCAGTCGAGAGATATCTGATTGACTCTAGATATGCGAAATTTAAGATTGGGAACACACACCCGATTTTAAATGCTCCACTTTCAGGAATCGAGCGTTTGCAAATTATCGAGAAAAAGATTGATATCCTAAATCCTCAGAGTGTCGATTTGGTTATTGGTTCTAAGTCTCAATCGCTATCTGCTTATCAACTACAATCTCAAGAAGCAGTTGAATCAATTGAACGTGTTAAAGCGAATCAAGACATTGAGAGTAAGCGTGAAAAACTTTTGGCACTAACAAGCGAACTAGAGCGCTTGAGAAATGAACGCAAGCCTGAAAATACAGAAAGAATTAGAGCGTTAGAAGCTGAAATCATTAAAATTAGAAATGAATTAGGAGGAAGTTAATGACAACAGAAGAAGCAACAGGACGTTTGAATCTATACGACGATCCTTCGCCGTTGTCTAAAACTGATAATATCAACATTCTCGTTGATGGTATCAGGAAAAAAACGAGAGGTGCTGATGTTCGAGAATCGATTGCGAAAGCACTTGAGGTAACATACGCAACAGCGACCAAAGACGGCAATGCGAATATGGAAGTAGCAAAAGCTAGAGGTGGATTTGACACACTTTCGCAAAATCTTATGAGCATAAATGCTAATGCGGATGCTGCTAATCAAAAAGCCAGCCAACTTACCAATGACAAAGTTGACAAAAATGGCGCTGCGCAAGTTACTTGGGCGATGTTAGCACAAGATGCCAGAGAGCAGATCGCTGGTAGCAAAGTGGCCGTCGTAGGGAACAATGCAGTTAGCTCTGCTAATATTGTTAACGGCTCTGTAACAGATGCTAAATTAGATGAGCGTATGGGCTTTGGTTTAATGTTAGCCGGACGATTGACAATTGATGCGAGAAATTCTACGATTTCACTAAATTCAGGAAGTTGGATACAAGTAGGGAAACGTAAATTTGGAGTGACTAAGAATTTAACAGCAGCCCTTCCGAAAGAGAATATCAGCCAATATGTGATATATAACGACGAAACTCAAGAATTATCTGTGAAAACCCTCGGAACTATTAGCAATATTGGGAACAGAGAAACCATTCTTGCTATTTTGTTCAGCGAAATGCTTTTGCATCCGCAATCTTCTCCTTTTGTCAAGACAATAGGATTAAAGATTGGCGAGAGAAGTGACTATATAGACGCTAACTGGGGGACAGTTATTCAAGGTCAAATTATCTTTGATCCAAAAACTCGAACGATAAAAGGCAAACGTGATGGAAATAATTTTATCATTGCTTGCGATGGTTACTTCATCGATGGTATTGATGAGTTTGAACTGACGTTTGATTCACCTTTCGGACGCTTGTTATTGTTCGATAGAGACACTAAAACATTTCAGCTTACGACCATGTATTCTTATTCAGAATACCGACAAACTGAAAAACCAAAAACAGCATCTCTAATCAAAATTGCGGAAATATATTTTGATGAAATTCGACATATATCTCACGAAAGAAATTTTGTTAACGTCAATAAGTTGGCTTCTGCTCAGTCAATAATCACATTAGAGCAGCTCAAAATCGACCTGCAGACTAAAAAGACTGTTATTGTAACGTTGGGAGATAGTACAACCGACGCACTAAGAACAACTGGCTATACAGGAAACGTTCTTGAAAGTTTGGTTGACAAACCTAATAGCTACACTGAAATTTTAAATAACATTGTAAATGGTCAAAAAGGTTATTCATTCAACCATAAATTTTACAATCGAGGATTCTCAGGAAAAACAATTAATTGGCTTCGTCAAAATTTGGACGCTGTTCTATCTCCGATAACTGAAACAATTGATTATGCATTTATTACGATGGGGATCAATGACCTGGTATATGATGCAAGTAAGATTAAATCGTTCCGTGACGATCATATCAATATTATCAATCGTTTACTGGCAAAAGGGATTAAACCTGTACTAATGAGCACTCAAGCTGAATTTGAGAATCACAAGCGTTTTGGTTCGAAGATTAATGCTATAGCCGACAACATCAAGAAGGATTTAGCTGCAGAATTAGGATTGCCATTTATTGATTACAATGCAGGTACACGAAATATTTTGAATAATTCAGAATATAAGATTAAGGAGTTAAGTCCTGATATGTGTCACTTTGGGAATCTAGGCCATCAAAAAGGGGCGGAATTCTTAGCCAGTCAATTGATACATCAGACGGTTGTGATTTCGGAATCTAGCAAAGTTGGATATCAAAACAACAAAGTTGTGGCAGATTTGAACTATTCAGATTACTTAACAGATGAGCAGGACGAAGTCAAATTTATTGGAAGAACTGATGGATTTGATTTAGAAGGTCAACTAAACTCTACTCAAACAAAGACAATGTTTGAGGTTTCGGTTTATATTGAACGTCCGTCAATTGTTCACTATTTTGGAAACAACGTGATTCTGACGTCAAACGGGCAGTCGCTATCAGACGGAGCTACGCTCGATGTCGGATTTTATCGAATTTCAGCTAAAAACACCCCTGGAGTTGCTAGTAAGTTCCGTGGCTTGAAATTTAATCTGAAAGAAGTGTAGGCAAAGGAGGTTGTATGCAAATCGAATTTTTCAATTTTTTAAGAAGTGTCGTCAAGACCGAGGACGGACTTGTATTGTACGCTCTAGCTTTGATTGTCTCAATGGAAATCATTGATTTCTTGACAGGGACAATTGCTGCTATCGCAAACCCTGACATCGAGTATAAGAGCAAAATCGGCATTAATGGGCTCCTTCGAAAGATTTTAGGGGTTCTCTTGCTGATGATCCTTATTCCGATGTCTGTGCTCTTGCCTGAAAAGACAGGCTTCGCATTCTTGTACTCGATCTATCTTGGATACATCGCATTTACTTTTCAATCACTCATTGAGAATTACCGCAAACTAAAAGGAAATATCACTCTTTTTCAGCCAATTCTGAAAGCATTTCAACGCTTGCTTGAGAAAGATGATGATAAAAACAAAGGAGAATAACAAATGCAACAAATCAATGAAATCATTATCAATTCAGCAATTAGCATTCTTGTCATTTTAGCTGGCATTGCAGTTAAAACAATCAAGGAATACCTTATTAAAAAAGGCGGTGAGAATACCGTCAAGATTGTTGAAATCTTGGCCAAGAATGCCGTCAATGCAGTAGAACAAGTATCTGCTGAGACTGGTTTTAAAGGTGAAGAGAAGCTGGAACAAGCTCGAATCAAAATTCGGGCAGAACTTAACAAATATAATATTGGCATGACGGACAAAGACCTGGACACATTCGTTGAGTCAGCAGTCAAGCAGATGAATGATGCCTGGACTGAAAAATAGATCAAGAGAACCTTTTTAGGTTCTCTTTCTTTTTTATTAGAAAGGAGGTAAGCATTTGAAAAAGGCCATTAAAAAAAATACGGACATTTGTGTGAATGTCCGAGATGGCGCTGACAAAGTAAGCGAGGAATTCTACTCGCATGACAAGAATAGCGCATTTATTGACCTGACCTTGAACAGTATCGACGCTGAGAAAGTGACCGTCCTATTCCACTTCCAAAAGACAAATCGTTTTCTAGAAGTTGCTGGAGTAGTTGAAGATAAACACGTTTCTATTCCATTTGATACATCGATGATCACGACTGACGAAACTGTGACTGGTTTTGTCTACGCTGAGAAAGACCTGCAATCAGCAGACCTTTTCAGATTCTCGTTTGGTGTGCGTGTTTCGGAAATCGACAAGCTAGACGGTGCCCCTGTTATCGAGAAAGAAACTAAACGCTTTGTGGCAGTGACCGACATTGTGACCAAGTCGGAATTAGAGGAAGCGCTGAAGCATATCAAGGTTGAAGGTGCGACCTATGACGACTCTGAAGTTATTAGACGATTAGACTTATTAGAAGCTAAGCCTGAACCTGATACAAGTCAATTCGCTACTAAAGAAGAGCTACAGAATATCTCACTGACTCCAGGTCCAAAGGGTGACCGCGGTGAACCTGGACCCCAAGGTGTAGCAGGTGAAACTGGTCCTCAAGGCCTACAAGGTCCTCCAGGACCTAAAGGAGATACTGGAGAACGTGGACCACAAGGTGATCCTGGACCTAAAGGTGACACAGGTCCAAAAGGGACTGACGGTTTACAAGGACCTATTGGTCCTCAAGGTTTGCAAGGGTTACCAGGTGAACGAGGACAAGACGGACAAAGAGGGGAACAAGGTCCTGCTGGCTTACCTGGACCGGTCGGACCTCAAGGCCCTATTGGACTTACAGGTCCTAAAGGTGAAAACGGTCGTGACGGTGTGGGAATTCCTCAAAAAATCAGCATAAATGGGAATATAGTCAGTCTATCTGACGGTGGGGGCAGTATCACACTTCCAACCACTGCACCATCCAATGCAGGTGGACAAGTCAATGAGTATGAGATACACGGAACTGGCATGCCAAACGGGCGGGTTACTGCTCCAGTCGGTACGACCTATGTCGATACAGCCGTCACTAATAGGGCTCTAAAATGGATAAAGCTCTCAGGAACCGACAACCAAGGCTGGGAGGTGCTTACAGGGGACACTGGTTGGAGAAAATTACCAGCCTTGTCAACGCTAGGAGCCTCAGCAGTTCATGTCAGACGTGTTAACAACACTGTCACATATCGATTTGACGGTCTAAGTTGGGGATGGTTTGGAGTCAAGCGTCGTAACTCTCCAGGATATGCAGCGCATCCGAGTGACCGTGATAGAAAAGTCTATATACTAAACAATGGTGCTATACCGTATGGGTTTAGAGCACCATTTTCATTGATCGGACAGATTTTTAATGACAGCGGGATACCATATGGCACATGGTACGTTGGTTCAGCTACTGACGCTAATCATTTGAGGTTCCAGTTCACGGAACCAGTGTCAACAACTCAAGACATTGGGGATATCCGTGTAAGTGCTATCTCGTATATCACGGATGACCCGTGGCCGACAACGCTACCATAATTTGAAAGGAAAATAATAAATGAGTAAAATTGATGATATGGTTCAATATTTTATTGAAAAAGCAGACGCTGGAGCTGGTGTCGATTATGACGGCATGTATGGCTATCAATGTGCAGACTTGACATGTATGGGAGTCTATAAATTTTTTGGTGCCCGTCTTTGGGGCAATGCGATTGACTTACTACGTTCAGCAGAAGCAGCAGGACTACAAGTGGTTTATGGGGCACAGTATCCAAAGGCTGGTTGGTTCTTTGTTAAGAACTTCGTGGCAGGTGACGGTGTGAACTATGGTCACACTGGTCTTGTCTATGAAGATTCAGACGGTTCTACAATCAAGACGATTGAACAAAATATTGATGGAAATTGGGACTATCTTGAAGTTGGTGGACCTTGTCGATACTACGAACGTTCTGTAGATTCGATTGTTGGTTACATTGTACCGCCTCAAGAAGACCAGACTGGCTGGAAACATGATGATACTGGGTGGTGGTGGAGTCGTAAAGATGGCTCTTACCCTACTTCAAAATTTGAAGCGATTAATGGCAACTGGTTCTATTTCAATGACAATGGCTATATGTACGCAAATCAATGGCTGCATCACACAGATGGCAATTGGTACTGGTTTGACAAAGATGGCTATATGGCCAACACTGGCTGGAAAAAAATCAATGGCAAGTGGTACTACTTCAATGCAGACGGTGCCATGCAGACTGGATGGGTTAAATACTACGAGAAATGGTATTACCTGGATGCTCAAAATGGCAACATGGTGTCGAATACTTTCGTACCGTACAACGGCGGATACTACCTCATGCTTGAAGATGGCCGATTGGCTGAACAAGCAGAATTTACAATCGAGCCCGATGGGCTTATTACTACAAAATAAAAATAAGCATAGAAAGGCTTTCAAAATTTAATTACACTAAAACCGCTCAGTTTTTGAGCGGTCTTTTTTTGTTTTCTCTGAAAGTACTGTCTGAATTAAAAAAGTAATGATTTTTTCACTGCTTTTTTATTTTTTCTACGAATATATAAGTAGGAGGAATAAAAATGAAGATTTTAAACTTTAAACTTGCAAGCGTAGAGCAGACAGACTTAGGCTTTGAACATTGGGTAGATGTGACTTATACGGTGCCGATTTTGAAAAATGAATACACGGTCAAGTTGTTGCTCTTGATGGAATGCAAGATAGAGGACCAGGAAATCATTGAGTATCTAGTGTCAACTTGGAAGTATCGTGATCTGGTGTTACATTCTGTGCAGATGTATGAGATGGAAAAAATCAATAATTTTAGTACCCTTGATTGAAATGTTAGTGGTCCTTCTTATCA